AGCCCCATTGAACGAGAACTCGTGCAAACCACTAATGCAGTCATACGTCAGTTTGTTTGTGCTGTGACTGTGATTAATGCTGGCAACAATAACTTGGTCATCGTCCTCCGCAAAAGCCAACTGACCAGACTGCTCATCGCCCGCCGCCCCATCTGAAACGATGATGATTTTACTGGTCTGACCATCCCCACCATACGTTGCTAATCCTTTTTGTCCCGCACCAAAAAAGTCCTTTGCAGGGGCATCTGCATCGGCCATATTAAGCCCGATGATACCCTCATCGTCGATCCGCATACGCTCCGTGCCGCCCGTGATCGCGGTGAGCGTATCAGACGCCGCCCACCCGTAACCCGTATCAACTTCTGCTTTGTTGGGTATTAGCGTTGGGTTGGTCGCAGTCGCGGCCTCATTAACTATTGTCGGCCCTGCGGCATTAGCCATTGTCAATGCGCCTGTAACCGCTAAGACCGAGCCGTCAAACGTCAGGTTGGCCTCGACATCGGCGGTGGTGCTATTGCCGAACGTGACAACGCCGTGCGCAGTGTCACCGTTAAACGTAAGACCCGCCGGTATACTTTCCCATGCCACAGCCGCACCCGCACCCGCCGAAGTCAAGACCTGTCCGTCTGACCCATAGTTCGCGCCCGCCAACCCGATCTCGCCTTGCGATGTAATGCGAACTCTCTCTGCCGCCGCGCCATCGTGCGCCGTGGCGAGGACGAGATCCGTCGCATTGACGGTCGCCGAGAAGGTGCCATCTGCCTCGGCATATATACTCGCCGTAACAAGAACAGCATCGCTTCCTGTTTCTGCCGGGGCTTGAAACTCTATGCGCCCCAGCTGGTCAGCATCCACCACCGTCGTCTCGCGGGTCGATAGATTGAGGACAGAGGCGGTTGCCGCGCCGGTCCCCGTTGTGCCGAACACCGTTAATTTATTCGCCGCGAAGGTCAGGTCGGCCTCGCCGATCAACGCATTCGCACCCGTGACCGTGGCGACGGTATTGTTCGTCGAACCACTCAGCGCGGCTTTCCCATCGACCGCCGCCTTCAGATAGTCATCGTTTGCCGCGAGGGTTGAGACATCGCTCGCCTTCGTCGGGTCGCCGACACTAACGCTAAACCCTGCTGTATATGCCATTTAAAACCACTTGCTCCGTTTTGATGTTTCGTCAGGTGTTCCCGATGGGTCGGCGTATCCGCTATCGTCGGTCCAAAAACCATGCTCCTCGCGTTGCGTCAATGTTGACGATCCCCAAGTCGGCGCGGTCGATGCCGTCCATGTTCCAGGCGATAAGGTCAACACATTCCACGCCCGAATCGTCGCCCGCATTTGGTTGAAATCAATGGAAATATCGCGGATCATAAACGGCACACCGAAACCCGTCGAGTCGGTGTATTTGTTGTATGTGAGGCGAAATTGGTCGGTCGGCACCTTCGTCAATGCCCTCGGCCCAATGCCCACCGTCAACATCTCAAGCTCGGCGGCGAAGGTATACAGTTCCCGCTCGGCGCGGATCTCCGCATCGGCATCGACATAAAGCCATTCGTACGTCATGCGGCGGCGGCGAGTGGTGCCGACCAGGGCGATCGCCGCATCGTCGTTTTGATCGAATCGACCCGCATACTTTAAGCCGACCGGGTCGTATCGGTAATTAGCGACCACTTGATTGAGCGTGATACGCTCGGGATCGCGAGCGACGGAGAACTGCTTCTTTCCGTTCCGCATTGATGTCATATCGAAGTCTCGATAACTGTCCAGACCCGTCAACCCTGCGACGCGGTATCGCGGTGTATATTTGCCGTCCACGATGATCAGATCGGCAAACCCCTCGATCAATGCGTCGGTGATCAACGTATTCGACGATCTTTCTGCCGCAATATGTCGCCTCGCTTTAGTCGTTCCGAGGTTCGTCTCCCACGCCGCGAATGCCGTCGCGTCAAGGTTGCTTGAAGCAACCGACAGGTGCGTCTCAAGAATGTCTTGAACAATATCGGGCAACGATTCCAGAAGCGTCCCGCCACTGGTCCCATTATGAGTTGCCCCTTGAATATTTGCCGTCACCGTATCGGTCGTCTCGTCGTATGCGTCATCCATCACGAATTGAGCAGTGGAGAGATCGGTCGAGGTGAGGGTTGCCGCAGATCCGTTTTTATAAACGGCCTCGATACTCTTGATGGCATGGGCCGCGATCTTAAAGGTGCGATTGGTGGTATTGATACAATAACACGGCACCTTCTCGCCGCCCCCTGCGCTGGTGCGCCAGTCGCCATATATAAGCGGTATCGGGAAGTTCTTTGACTTCTCTTCGACGTTGGAATAAGTGGCGGCGAAAAACTTACTGGTCGGCAAGACCTTCTCGTCTTTCATGCGCTCGTCATCGAGGTCAATCCTCGCCGTCGTATCGTCAAACGTGATGCCGCCCGGGAAAAGGATGGTGCCGATAAATACAGTGGTATAATCTGCTGCGGTGGTGCCTTGCCCAATTTTGACCGTGACCGACTTATTTGACCACTCGTATGTTTCCATTAGATCCGAGATGCCCGAGTCGGCATTGTCCAGATCGAGCGTCAAGCTCGGCATCGTAACGCGAGGATCGAGCAACTGCCCTGCCGACAGTGACATCGACGACATACTCAAGAGCCGCCCGTCGTATACCGTGCCATCTGAAAACGTGATGGGATCGCGGGCGAATCGCAGTGTCTTGCCCGTCAAGGAAATCTCAACGAGTTGCCGCCAGTCTTGAATCGAGGCATTGGGATTAAAAGCCATTATTCGGTTTTCTCCTCATACACCAGTTGAGCGGTCGAGTAATTGCCGATAAATTGGTGCGCCTGGCCGAGCGGTGTCTCCAGATAACAATACATCGAGTCTTTGCTCGGTCGGTTGTCGGGATCGAGAGCCAGCACGATCGGGCGCGAGTTGCCGGTCTTTTTCATAATCGCCGATAGTTTATCGGTCTGCGTTTGACTCTGGAGATTGAACTTTACGGTCGCCCTGCGGTATCGGTTGCGATTGCGGAAAAAGGTCTGTCGCCCTGGCACCCGATCGCCCTCGCTCGGGTCGAACATGGTGATATTAAAACCCTGGTCGATGTTGCGGGTCGTCTCGTAATACTGACCCGCTGCCATGCGCCCCACTTGGAGATAAGCATCCGAGTTGCCCGAGTCGGCGAAGGTGACGCGCCACCACCGATATGTCTGGCTGAGAAAGAAAACGATGCGCTGGAGGACCTGACCATCGGCATCGGTCGCGATCGTCAACGCTTGCGAATACGAGGGCGATCCCCAGGAATTGCTCGCGTGAGCTTGCAAGGTCACAGTCGCCGAAGCAGTGAGGTTGAACGTAAACATCGAGAATACCGTAATATTCGTCGCGGTGCCGAGATCAAAGACAATGTTCTCGCTCGACTTGCCGGTCGTGCGCCACATCTTTGATACATGGTCATGCACGACATTGGCCGGCACAAGGTCGGTATTCGCTTGAGATGAGCCGGTGATCGTCGCGGCATCCCATACGTCCATGTTGTATAATATTCTCGCGTTTGCCATTTATACGCTCGGGTCGGTTGTGAGTCCAGTGGAATACATAACGGTTGATCCTCGGGTCGATTCGCGGTTGAGCATCTGCACGATAAACGGTCTGGCATCTTGCTCGATAAAGGAGCGCACCCCTTGCTCGTCAATTGTGTTGACCGAAAAATTGAAATGGAAGTTGGAACCACCCGAGCCAGAGAAGCCGCCCGACATCCGCGAAGTCGGGGTGATGTCAACTTGTTCTGGTCCCGCCTCGCCCGCGAGGAAAAGGGTCGGCTCGCTCACCATGCCATTATACCCATCCGCGGCACTCGTTATGCCAAGCCGCGCATTGGCTCTTTCGGTAATACCTTCTCGATGCTCTCTTTGCCTTTCCCTTTCTTCGATGGCGCGCGCTTCTGCCCCAACCAAGGCGTTGTTCAATGCTTCATTTACCATCCGCACCTCTGATTCTCCCAACCCTCGCCCTTGACGTATTTTGGGCAGAATATTCGTAAGTAAAGTTTCTGCCGCATCTTTTGACATGCCGAACTTTATCAATTTACCCACTAGTACGCCAGCGGCTGTTTTTTCTTTTATTTTGCCCGTGTCCTTGTCGAAGATCCCGCCAAGTTCACCTTCAAGCCCGCCCATTTGACTTACATCACCCCCAGCCGCCTCAAATCCTTGCAATATACTGCCAAGCGCACCTTCTGCCCGTTCCGACGCTTTCGGTTTCGCCTCTGCCAATTTTCCCATGACTTGCCCAAGAATCGCGCCGCCGATCGGTCCTCCGATCATCGTCCCAAAAACCTGCCCGAGTCCCGCGACTGTATCTTGGAAACTATTGCCGTTGATTGCCCCTGCGAGGCTATTGGTCAACACTTTACCCATGCCAGATTGAGGGTCAATCATAGCCGATTGCATTTTACTTAAAAAACTAACGGCGACCTCCTCGCCCGCATCATCCATTGCCGTGACGATGGGTTTTGCCAAACTCTCGCCGATCTCTTTGCCGTCTTTCGGTGCTTCTTGTTTTATTTTGGTGGTGGCACCGTCGTATTTCTCGACGACTTCCGTCAACCCTTCATCAGCTAAGTGCGCCGCAGTTTTCCACGTATCTCCCACTGCCGAACTCACATTGTCCAGATCGGCGGCGATGCCCGTTGACATATCATCCATGTGTTCGCCGACCGTATCGAGCGCGGCACTTATATCTGCCCCACTCTCGGCCCATCGTTGCGACATCGTCTTTGGCGCATCAACGGTCAATGGCGTAAAATCAATCTCATCAATCGAGAAACCAATAACATCGGCGAGACTATTAAACGAGCGAATGATGCCGTTGATGCCCGCCGTAAACATCTGCTGCATGAAATTGATTCCATTGACAAGCGGGATCTTGATCGCGTCCCATATTATCAAAAAGCCCGCCTCAAGCGGTGCCCATACGACTTTCGCCAATTCGTGGATAATGCCGACCATGCCGCCATTGCCTGAGGTACCAAAGGCGAACGTATATTGCATCTTTAGAGCCGACACATAGATCGAGCCGAGATTACCGAGAAAGTCTGCGGCAAAACTCGTGTTATTAAATAGCTCGGCTAATATGTTTAACGCGGTATTCTTAAAGCCAACAATAAACGTAAGCGCATCGCGGAACATCGTATCGAGCCCGCCAAACGATTTAATAAACTCATTGGTCTGCGCCACGGCAGGAATCAGAAAATCCGTAACGATCTTGCTCACCATCGGCAGAAACGTCTCGCCGACAGAAAGCCCGAACTCACTCATCGCCGAAGACAGCATCTTCATTGCCCCGTCAAACGACCCGAGGCGCGTTTTTGCCATGTCTTCAGCGACCCCGCCCGACTCTTTGATCTTTTTGTCGAGCTTGGTAAACGCTTCCACGCCTTGCGCTCGCAACGCATTGATCGCCCGCGCACCCTCGGTGCCGAAGATTTTAAAAGACTGTTTGGTTGAGACTGATTTTTCTTCCAGTTGCGTCATTATATTCGACATCGGGAGCATCTTGCCGTTGGTATCCATAAACGTTAACCCGAGTTTCGCCGCTTCCTTTGCCGCCTCTTTGCTCGGAGAAATCATCGAGCGCAATGCTGAGTTAAGCGACGAGCCGCCGATCCCACCTTGCAAGCCCGCGTTAGCGAGCAAGCCGAGCGAGGCTGTGGTATCGTCAAACGACATCCCTGCCGCCGAGGCGGTTGGGCCGACCATCTTAAACGCTTCGCCC